GCAGGAAGGTTGTTAGATGTATAAACAGAGAAACCGTGAATCTTAGTTCCGATTTGACCATTCTGAAGACCAGAACCACCAAAGTCTGCGTTAAACAAACGGGAGTCCTCATCTTTCAGTAGTTCCATAAATACTGGATCAACAACAAGCCAACGACCTTGTGAATCCACGTTTTGCTGGTCAAGAAGACGAGACATACGTGCGATCACAGTCAATGGGAATGTGTCACCAGCAGCAGGAGTTGAGTCAGTTGCACCACCAGTACGAGGCTGAAGGGCAAGTGCATCACCTGCTGAACCACCAAAGTCATTAGAATCAATTTTCATTGAAGATAACAACTCGTCAGTACCAGCAGTTGAAACTGCAACACTACCATTAACGGTTGAGTTTACAGTATCTGGAGTACCATGAATAGCAGACTGTTTAAAGCCTGTTAGGTATCCAAGAACGTCTTGGTCAAACTGATCTGACAAACGATACGCAGCACGATCACTTGCAAGGCTTTGGAAGTTGACGTGAGAGTGGGCTTCCTCAATGTCATCGACTTTAAAGGCAAAGTAGTTTGCTTTGTCGATGGTCAATGAAAAGTCTTCATCGTCCAAGTCTTGTGGTGTAATAGTTGTACCACGTGCGTATTCTTTTACGGTGATTTCAGGTTCTTTGATGATTTTTACTGAGTCACCCATGTTTGCAATTTCTCCGAAATAATCAGAGTTAGTAATTGCCTCGGCAACAGATGCTTTGCGGAATGCAAGTTGCACCTGTTTGCTGTAGATAACTGGTGAGAAATTACCATTGGGTAGGTTTCCATGACCAGAAGCTGTCGAAAATGCCATTTTAATTCTCCTTTAGCATTGAGACACAGATGCAAACCTTCAAATACTTATACAGAGGCTAATTCTAGTAGGGTGCATTATTAGGAAAGTTGGCCTACCTTCCATCAAATGGGCCATAAGACATTAGGTTGTCCGAAAGCTATTGTTGTTTGCTAAGAGTATTTAATGGTGCGAGTATTCCATATAGGGGTCACACCATTAGATTGTACACATAGTTATATCATAAATATATTATATGTCAATACCTTTTATCGGGCTGACCCCGACATATCGTAAATAAATTTACCTGTACGAATAGATTCCATGATTGCATCAGCAGCCTTTTCGTACTGTTGAGGTGACATTTTATTTACATCACTCTCTTTAAATACCGCCGTGTCATTATCGGTATCAGGTTGACTTCTATTATTACGACTATTTACAGAACGTGCAGCATCTTTATTGCTGGCAGGTTTTTTAGTATTAATGTTCATGTCTGCCTTGTACAAATCAATTGCCCTAGCAGCAGAACGAGCATCACTGTCATTCTCGTATAATGCATCTTGTACCCACTTAGGCTGTTGATCTGCCCACTCGTGGAATGCATCACTGTCACGAATTTCACCAAAGTCTGGATGTGCTTTCATAAGCTCGACTTCAGCTTTCTCACGAGATGCAGTTGCTTTCATCTCATCAATTTCTTTTACACGATCTTCTAATACAACAGCTTGTTCACGTGCTTTTTTAATTGCAATGGTTTCTACAATAGCTGCTACATCTGGATACTGTGTAGCCCAAGCCTCAATGTCTTCGTCAGACTTCGGTAGTTTAATTTCTTTTTGGGTAACTTCTTTAAGTTGTTTTTGTAACTCAAGTTGATTTGCTTCCCAAACTTTTTCTTTTTCTTGCATATGGCGACGAAGATCACCATAACGTTTTTTAAAACTTTTTTCTTCTGCATTAACAGGTTCAGCTTCTTGAGGCTCTTCCTCTTTGACTTCACCTTTTTGTTCTGCAATAAGTTGTTCTAATTCTTCTTCATCTTTTTTAATTCGTTCTTCGTTAGTATACTTACGATTTGCGAAAGCTGTTTTCTTTTCAGGCTGCACTTCTTCAGCCATGATAGTATCAGACATTGTATTTCCTTAAACTAGGGCCACCGTAGCCATGTTGGATGGGGGGTGAGTAGCCAGCATATCTAGCAATTATCTTCGGGTTGCTAGTCCACCCTTCTGTGCACCGAAAAGTCCTTTAAAAACTCCACCAAGTCCACCAGACTCATCGTGTTTTTTTGCAGATACTTTATCGGCAGGGTCTTTTCCTGTTTTCTTTTTTTCATTCTCTCGTCTATTAGCAGTAAGTATAAAGTGTCTTGCTAGATTAGGATCACTTCTAGCTTGTGCTTTTTCCCAATCAGCAAGATGCTCATTAAAGTTTATTTCTGAATTAGGATTAGACTGATCTAATCTATTACTTTTTGAGCCTGTATCTCTTTTGGGTTTAGCTGCTTCTTTTTTAGCTGCCTTTTCTTCTTTTGTTTCTGTTATATATTTTTTACCTCTATAGGTAAATGTTTTTTTACCATCTTTTTTATTACGAGCAAATGCCTCATTAAAGGTTTCAGATTTAAGTGCAGGACTTGTACTATACTCTGCCTCAAGGTCTTCAAAAGATTTAGTACTTTTAACTGGTTCTTCTGTAGTAACTAGTGGTGTAGGTCGTGCAGCTAGTGCCTTTCTTTTAGCCATAGATGTAGCATCACTAAAACTTCTTAGTGGTGCAGCAACAGGTGCTTGTGGATACGGTGCATCAATAAACGGTTGTCTACTTACATCTATTCTTGGATCACTTATTGCCGCAGGAGCAGGTGCTTGAGGTTTAGGTACAGTACCTTGATCATCACTACTATTACTTATTACTTTTTTTGCATTTGCAATTGTGGCATCAATATCTTTATTTAGTACTCTGGTTTGAGCCTCTGGACTTAATAGATTTAATGCTTGTTCCTGTAGTGAAGCTGGTTGTTGTGATGCTATGTATGCTTCAGTTGTTAAATCACTTACGTCTGCACTAGGTAACATAGAAATACCGTCTTTTGTAAATGTACCAGATTCTTGTGGTGCAGGACTAAGATCAAATGCAGCTAATGTATTTGACGTATCTTCCACATTAAATGGATCAGCACCAGTAAATCTTCGTGGTACACGTGGGGCAGCAGGTACAGGACCATAAGAAGGTGTGCCAGTGTCTGTATCCATATACTCAGGCACAGCAGAAAGATCAGGTTGTACAGGGGCTAGTTGCATACCCGTAGTTACTACATCTGTTTTTCTAGGTGATGCATTTACTATAGGTTCAAAAGGTTGTGTTGTTGTACCTGCGGATATACCCACCTGATTGTCTACTGGATAACCTTGTGGGAAAGTAGCTGTAGGTTGTTGTGTTATTTCTACTTGTGGTGTAGCCGACTCATCACCATAAAATGCCTTACGAACTTCTGGCAAATCCTTGCGAAACTTGTCATCTGCATCTGATACAAAATTAGGGTCATTACTTGCTACATCATAATCACCGCCTGTAAAACTGTCTCCCCCTTGGCTTGAAGCAAGTCTTTGTGATAAATAACTACCTGCGTCTGTTGTTTCTGCAGGTTCAGGGGCGGGAACAATATCTTGCAATGCTCTTTGACTAGCTTGCATTTGAGCACCAGTAGATGTATACTTCTGTTCTTCAACAGCAGGTTCTTCTGCAGCAGGACGTGCTCGTGGTCGAAGTGATTCTTGTACAGCACCTGTAGCTACGGCTGTATTAACAGAGTTGTCTACTTTTTCTGTGGATAAACCTAATGCACCAGCAACCCCATCAATAATAGGATCAAGAAAGTCTAGCATACCAGACTTAGTTAATTCTTCTTTTGCAGCAGTAAGTGTAGCTGTATCCTCTGAAGATAAACCACCTCTAGCAAGAGCAGCATCAATAGCAACTACAATATTTTTATCTTGGTCTTTCATCATAAAGCTACCTGCTATACCAACTGGTCCCATTAATAGCAGAGCACCTTTTGTTATTAACCTAGACGTACCTGTAACACTACCTAGTTCATCAATCAATTCATCTGTAGGCATAGTGGCCCAATTTTTAGGCTCTGGTGGCTTTGGTTTCAAGAAGTCTGGCATTTCATACTTATCTTTTTCGGGAACTATGGCATTTGCTTTAACTACAGCTTCCTCTGTTTTATCTGCCGCATCTTCTTCTGTATACAAAGTATATCCATCTGGAATGGGATAAACAGGTTTACCACCAATAAATGCAACTAGAGTAGACGTACCTTCTTCATTACGGTACTCTTTAAACTCTATGTTTGCATCACCCATAATTTTACTAAAATCTATATCGGGACGTGCTGGACGTTCGATAGAAGGTGTCAAGGCACGTGTACTACGAAACTCAGGTGCAGGTTCTACAGGTGGTTCTGCATACGTAGGTTGTTGCTCAGTACGTGTAACTGTAGTTGGTCGTGTTACAAAACCACCCTCTTGCATTTCTAACTCTTCACCAGTATCACCAGCAACTACGATAAGATCAGCCATACCAAATGGCATATCATCAGGCATAGTGGCTTCATCGCCATTACCCATTTGACCCATAGCATCCATACGTTTCAAACCCATCTTAGCTTCTTGACGCATTTGCATTAGTTTATCTAAACCAATATATCGTGTTACATCTTCAGGAAAAACAAACTCACCTTCACTGACCATAGCAGGTACATCGTCACGAACACCCTTCTTAGTCCCACCTACAGGAACTTCATTTCCAGATACTTCATCTACTTCACCACCCTCATCTCTGAGGCCACCATCTTCAAAAAGTTCCATTTGTTGTTCTAGCATTGGGGTTCCACCTTGGTTAAATTTTAAACTATCACTGCGTTTACGTGCAGCTTGTTCTGCTTCTTTTCTATTTTTATGTACACTAGTAGGCTCAATAAGACCTGCTTCTAACATAAGTATTAGTGTATCATCGTCGTATCTATTACCCTCGTGTATACTAGGAATGTTTATCCATTGACCTTTATATTTAAAGGTAGTAGATTTTTCAGACACCATTTCACCTTCAGGAGTTTCGTATACATCCCTTCCTGCCTGTGTTTTTTTATTTGTTTTTGTGCCTACCTTATCAGCCATTTTTTAATACTTCATCTCGTAGTAATTGTAATCTACGTAATTGATATATTGCACCTTGTGCTCTATACATAGCAATACTGTTATCTGATTGTTCCATAGCACGATGCTGTTGTGCTATTACTGTATCTAAATATTTACTGAACTGTTCCCATTGCTGGTGGTTGTTCACCAGACCCTTGAGACTGCTCAACTGCTCCTTGCTCATTTCCACTAAATCCTTGTTCCTGTGGTACTGGAACTTGTCCTGTACCTATAGTGCCACCACCTGCACCCGTTGGGTCTGCTGGGTTTACACCTGCTGGTGCTTGTCCTTCAGGGGGTTGTTGCTGTTGAAAGCCCTTCATAAGTTCAGCCTGAATAGCTGCCTCATCCATATTGTTAGTTACTTTGTCAGGGTCAAGGTCAAGAGACTTTGCAATCTCTCTGATAATATACTGGAATTTTGCAAAAGGTGCAAGTGCTTGATTAGAAGATATTTGCATAAACTGCATCAAACGTTGGCTGCGTACCTCATTAGCCATAAGACTTTCTGTACCACGTGCCTTTACTTCTAAGTCTCCTTTGATGTTGGGATCAAAGTCAAACTGCATATTAAATCTAAATAATCCTTCACCAAGAGGGCGTAGTAAGTAGTCATCTACATTCTTAATAACATTCTTAATACCACCTTGTGCAGCACCCATAAGCATACTAATACCAGAGGCAGTACGGCCTACACCTGAAACACCTGTCTGTCCATGCGCAAAGGAAGGAAAACCTGTAGACTCATCTGCCAGTACTCGTGCCTTATCAAATAGCTGTAAGTTTTCATTAGACACATTAGGAAACTTAGTACCGAAGATGGCCTGTCCGGGTGCACCCCCCTGTCTCCGAAACACTTTGCCGGGGTACACTGATAGGTCTTGTCCCGGCACTAGGTTAGTTTCATCTACTTCAATTAAAAGATTACCAGATAATACAGCATTGTCAACAGCCATTCTCATAAAACCATTCATAAGAGTTTGGGTATCATCCATATTTTCTGCAATACCTACCCCAAAGAATGAATATGGGTTAAGTTCATAGGGTGCAGCCATGTATGGAATCTTAGCTGGTTTAAACGGATTAAGTACCATACGAAGTAGTTTACCGTTACAAATCCAAATGTTTGCTTGCAACTCATCTACAGCTTGCAGTTCATTTGGAATATCTACACCTTGCTCAACAAGCATATCGGTATCACACATACCCCAATACTCAAGAACTTCATAACGTTCAACACCATGCTCTGGTGCATAGTCAGACAAATCAGATTCCCAAGATTCGTTACTGTAGTTTTCCCCTAACTGAACTGCTTCATCTATTACAGAAGGTCTAAAATGTGGTCGCCTTTTTAATCCACGTAGTTGTGTACGTGACATTTTATGGCGTTCAATAACAAACTGAGCTTCGTCCATATTGTTTGCATCTGGGTCTGGGTAAAAGTTCCAAACAGATACATGAGATACTTGAGGAATAGTTTTTATATTTGGGGAATATTCACCATCATCACCCCAACTAGGGTATTCTTTATCTACAGCAAACGGACCTTTCATTACGCCTGTACCAAACAAAGCCATTTCAAAAGCAGTACTACGTAAGTGTTTACTTGCACTAGATTCTTCTAGCTGATCATGTATTTTCTTTTGCATCATTTTAGATGCTATCATAGCTGGACTAAAAGTAATTGCAGTAGGAGTTTTACCCACACCTTCACGCACACCATCAATATCTTTTAGTTTGTCTTCTAGTGGACCAAGGCTTTCAACTAATGTTCTAGCTGTAGAACCTGCAGGTAGTTCCTTACCATCACCCCTGTAGCCATACAGATTTACAACTTCGTCTAGGCCAGACTGTTTTAATTGCTCTGGTTCTTTAGGGTCAAAGTTTACATCTGCTACTACGCCATCAGGAAGTTCTGTAGGATCAACTGTCAAAGGAAACTTTTGTCCAGCAAACAATACATCTACAATCTGACCATAGGCAGCAAGTGTTTTAGTTTTAGTTACTTTAATAAATACCCTTGACTTCTCAGCTTCTGTAAACTGTACATCAGAACCATACAGACCACGATAATTACGATAAGCACGTAGCCAACGTTCTTCATCTTGTTGGCGATAATCATCAGCACGGTTATATCTTTCCATAATAAATGGAATTATGTTTGAGGTTTGTGCATCTTCTACGCCTGAGTCATCACTGTCAGCTAAGACGATTGCATCATCTTCAATAAAACCTTCGTTTTCTTCTGCCATTTATTTTTCCTTAATAACCAAATGTAGCATCTGCTACCCTCATACCACTTGAATAACTGCCTTGTGTATCAAAATCAAATATACTAAAACGTGGTCTTGACATTATACCATATCTTAAAGCATCGTACAAGTGGTCTTCTGAGGTAGTGTCAATGTCTTCTGGATTCTTTTTATCTATCGGTAGTGCAGGTAGTTGAGATATTAGATTAACACAATTATCAAAAAAGACTAGCCGTGGTTCTTCTGTAAACTCATCTACCTGTAACCGTCTGTGTATTTCGTTTTTACCAGATACCCTTGAACCTTTTGATCTATCTGAAGGTCGCCAACGACAACCTCTTTGGATCATTTGTTCGGCAAGGCTAGGGCCAGTATCACCACGTTTATGCCAAAGAGAAGAGTCCAGAACTCCGTATTTAATACTTCCATCTTCTGCCTCTAAATCTAATATCATATCTGCTAAGTCAGTAGCAAGAACTTTACTTACATATAACTCTCTATAAACTATTAACTGTTCACTAGGGGATATAGCAAACCAAACTACACCAGACTTACTTCCGTACCCATAGTCACATGCTCTAAACTTTACCCAGTTGTTAGGTATGTGAAATGGTTCAACTACGTGTACTTTTCTGTCAAACTCTGTAAAGGCTGCGCCTTCTTTAATATCCCAATCACCATCAAGTAATTGCCTACGTTGTTGTTCAGGAAGTGACAGAAGCATTGCCTCATAGTCACCCTGTTCTGCTAGGTAAGGATTATCGGAAAGACGGGCAGGTATAAACCTACGTTTGAATAAAGGCTTACCAGCCTTGGCATGTCCAGAAGGATAACGTAATACTTCAGTTGTTTCAATATCTGTTGCATCAAATGATGTACCATGTGGGGCAGGGTCAATAAACATTTTTTTAACCCAATGATGACCTCTACCTCCGGGGTTAGTAGTAGCCCTCATATATACAGGAAGATCATGTGCTGTCGATCTCAAACGACTCCTCATATAATTCCACGAAAATGGGGTAGGCCACTGAGTGAGTTCGTC